AAAACTATTTGTTATGGAGAAGTTTTTGAAACAACAAAAGCACCAGCAAAATTGAAGTATGGGAAAGGAGAAGAGCATGGAGCTGTGACTGCAATAAAGAAATATTTAAATCCTAGCTATTTCTTGTCAGATGATGACAGAGCTTTTTGCAGAGCATACATGCATCACCTATTTAAACCAACAAGACCTATTATGAAAATGACACGTGAAGTAGCAATTAGAGGCATTGAAGGTGACAAATATATACAAGCAATGAATAGAAAATCAAGTTGTGGAATACCCTTAGCACAAGAGACAACAAAAACAGGAAAACACGAATATCTTGGAGAGGGAGAAGAGTTCATTTACGACCATCCAAGATTGGTTCAGCTCATTGATGAAATAACAACCTGTATAATGAATAATGAGAGACCAGATATTTATTTTGCAGTAACAATGAAAGACGAATTGAAGAAAGTTGAAAAACTTTTAGCTCGTATTTTTGCAGCAGGACCGATCCAATATTCAGTGCTCTTTAGAGAGTATTACATTGATTATTTCGCAGCAACAATGGAACGAAGGATTTTCAATTCTTCTTTAATTGGGATCAACATGTTAAGTTCAGATGTTGATGTGCTTGTAAGATATCTTTTGGAAGTTGCACACCCGTCCGAGCGTGCATTTCTTGCAGGAGATTTCAAGAACTTTGATGGTACATTAATGTCTTGCCTTTTGTGGGAAATATACGAGATGATTGAGCAATTTTACGGACGTGAGAGTAAAATCACAAGAGCATTGTGGTTAGAAATCACTGATTCAAGACAAGTATTTGGGAATGCTGTTGCACATATCGCATCTGGGCAACCATCTGGTAACCCAGCTACGACTTTCGTAAATACTATGTACAATACATCTTTATTGTATTTAGTCATCTCAAAAATTTTACTCAAATTAAAGACAAGTGAAGCACTTGAAGTTAGAGCAAACTTAACAGATCATTTCCGTGTTGTAACATATGGAGATGATAATCTGATGTCTTTTTCACAAACACTGAGACACTTGATTGACCCAAAAGAGATAACATTGATGATGAAAACATTAGGACATACATATACCAATGATGCCAAGGATGGCAAAGAATTAGAATATAAACTACTTTCAGAAGTTTCAATTTTAAAGCGTACTTTTTCTTTTGATTCAGTACATGGGTGGATTGCACCTTTGGAGTTAGTTTCTATTCTTGAATGCTTAAATTGGGATAAGATAGATAACCGGAAACGAGAGGCAAAACGAGCACAAACCGTAGTCAATATGCGTGTGGCAATTCGAGAGTTAAGCCTACACACGCAAACAATATTTGAAAAATACAGGCAATTAATTCTCACATCAGCTGACAGACATAATTTATTGTTACCACCAGAATGTAGATTTTCGCAAAGCGATTTGCGAAATATGACACGTAATGGTGATAACTTATTTTATTTCTCCGATGATTTCAGCGTTAT